TGGAGCACGCCCCCCGTCGCCTGCTGCTCGGTGGCGCGGCGGTCGAACGTCGGCCCCGGCGCGCCCGTCGCCTTCTTCTGATACTGGAGGCTGTAGCGGGTCTGCGGGCTGGAGTCCGTCGGATTATGCCGCCAGGTCAGAATCACCGGGTCATCCGACGGGAAATACACGCCGTCCGACGTCGGCTCGGGCGCGTTCGGGCGCGCCAGGAGCTGCACCACGTTGGACGGGGCCGACTTCGCAGACTCCACGGTGCCACCCACGCACACGACGCGGTACTGGTGGGTCACGTCGAGGCGCGGGTTGCGGTGCAGCAGGAAGGCCTCATGGGTCTTGATCGAGGCCTTCGCAATCAGTGTGTTACCGTCGTAAACATCCCACCTGGTCGGAGTATAGGGGGCCTTGTTCTCCCACGTGATCAGAATGTCGCCGTCCGCGTTCTTCTCCGCATGGACGTTGACCGGCGCGGGCGGAGTCGTGTACACCGGATCCGCCTCCGCGTAGGCCGAGCCGCCCGCGCTGTTCTCAGACTTCACGCGGTACGTGTACTTATGACCGGCGGTCACATTGAAGGTGGCAAGGGAGGTCGCATTTTTTACCGGGGCGACAACTTCCCAGTCCGCGGACTCGTCAACGCGACGTTCCACCACGTAGTTGTCGATGGGGTTGGACTCGCCCTGGGGCGGCGCGATCCAGTCCACCGTGATCTGGGAGTCGTTCACGCGCGTGGCGTGGGCGACCGTAGGGGCGTTCGGAACGTTGACCGGACGTGCAGGCAGCGTCAGGTAGTTTTCTACCGCCGGGTTGCCGCCGTTCCAGATCGGCCCGAGGCTCGCGCCGATGCCAATCGTGGTTTCCTGGCCGTACTTCAGGGGGACGTTGAAGCTCCACTGCGACAGTTGCTTGTAGACCGTCTGCCCGTAGCCGGACGAGAAGCTGAAGGCCTCGGAGCCTTCGCCCGAGTAGCCCCACCAGCGCCAACGGTTAGTCCAATTGTGGCCGTAGCCGTCCGAGCAGGCGGTCACGGTCGCTGTGACCGTGACCGACCCGCTGGCGGGGTCGCCGGACCAGTCCAGGGCAATGCCAATGAACATGTAGCCGCTAGATGCTGACCATACGGTAGCCATACGCTGACCGTCCCTTCCTGTTAGAAGCCTGCGCCGAGGAGATCACGGGCGCGCGTGCGAGAAGCCGGGGCCAACGCGTCATTCACCGCGCCCCTGGCCGCCACCCTCATGCGGGCCATGAGCTGGCCGTCCTCGTCCACGACCACCAGCGTATCCGGCCCGCCCGCCTGCGCGGCGCGGTTCTGGAGCGCGTCCCACTGACCGGACGTAAAGACCGGCTCCGGCTTGCCCGTTTTATTCAGGACCGTGGTCAGGCCCGGCTGCAAATAGCCCCCATTGTCGAACTTGTACGTACCCGCCGTGGGAGACCCCCAGATACCCGTCTCGCGCACGAAAGCGCCAGGCTTCGGGGCCTCCACCATCATGCCGTTACCCGACGAGATAGCGACGTGCCAGGCCGGGTTTCCCCAGTACAGGAGCGTGCCGGGGACGCTGGCGTTGCCCGCGCTGGAGCCAGACTGGTAGCCCGCCGCCGTCAAGCGGGGAATCGAGCTGCCCATCTGGTGGGCGGCCCAGTAGACGAGGCCGGAGCAGTCGAGGCCCGGCGGGATGGACGAGCCGCCCCACACGTAAGGCACGCCGATAGCCTTCCTGGCGGCGTTGACGATGCCGACCGCGCCCATAGTCTCGGTCTTGCCCTTCAGCCAGTTGGCGAAGCCGTCAATCCAGATGCCGGGGACGGCGCGCATCGAGTCCGAGATCATGCCCGAGCCAGGCAGATTAGCCATCATGGCGTTAACGGGTGCCTTGATGAAGTTCGCAACGGCCCCGATGGGGTCAGCGATAATCTTCCCCATCGTGTCCGCCGCGTCCTTGATCCAGTCCCAGCCGCCCTTCACCGCGCCCCAGATACCGCCGTTGGCGTAGGCCGCGAACTTGACCCCCGTGTCCCCGCCAGGGATGTAGGAGGAGTGAGCGCGGGCCGCCGCGTTCATACGTGCCACGGCCTCGGGACCGCCCACCGCACGCACCCACTCAGGGCGCATAATGGCCTCGCCACCGGACAGGGCGAGCGCGCCGCCACCATCCGGGGAGAAGAAATGGTAGATGTCCCGGCCCGGCGTGTAACCGGGGAGGACACCACCCGAGGCGTACTCAGCGATAGGCGAGACCGCCGGGAGACGGAAGGACAGGCCCAGCTTCTCAGCCATGCTGTCCGCCGTCTTCTTGATACCGCTGGTGTACACCATGTTGATGATGAAGTTGATGGGCTTGGCGACCACGGACTTCACGCTGTTCCAGATGTTCGCCACGCTGTCCTTCATCGACTGGAAGGCCGACTGGATGCCACCCGTCACCGTCGAGATGATCGACGTGAGCGTGCCACTCATCCACGTGGCAACGTTGTTGATCGAGGTCTTGATGCCGTCCCAGATCGACGTGATGGCCGTCCAGAGCGCCTGCGCCCCGGCCTTGATGTTCTCCCACACGGTCGAGATCACCGGAAGGACGTAGGACTGGAACCATCCGGCGACCGTCTGCACCGTCGTCTGGATGCCCGTCCAGACGGTCTGGATGCCGTTCCACAGAAGCTCCGCGCCCGCCTTGATGCCGTCCCACACGGCGGTGATCACCGGAAGGACGTAGGACTGGAGCAGATCGGCTGCGACCTGCACGCACGTCTGGATGTAGTTCCAGTAGGCCTGGATGCCGTCCCACAGGAGGCCCGCGCCTGCCTTGATGCCGTCCCAGACGGCGACGATCACCGGGAGGACGTAGGCCGTGAAGAAGTCCGCGACGGTCTGCACCGCCGTCTGGATGCCCGCCCAGGCCGACTGCATGTACTCCCACAGGGTGGCGACACCCGTCTTGATGCCTTCCCAGGCGGTCTGGATATAGGGCCAGACGTAGGTCACGATGAAGTCCGCGATACCCTGGAGGACGGCCTTCCACGCCTCGATATACAGGGCGATAGCAGTCACCACGACCCACACGGCGACCTTGATCCCCTCCCACACCGACTCAAAAACGGGTAGGAGGTAAGTCTTAAACCAGTCGATCACGGAGCCAACCGCGCTCTTGATGCCCGCCCACATGCCGTCAATGAAGTTCCTGAAGGTCTCACTCTTGTTGTAGGCGACGACGAAGGCAGCGACCAGCGCGCCAATAGCGACGACAATCAGACCGATCGGGTTGGCATCCATAGCAGCATTGAGCAGCCACTGCGCGGCGGTGTACGCGCCCGTAGCCACCTTGCCCGCCACCATGGCCCCCTTCTGCGCGACCCAGGCCGCCGTCGTTCGGCCCACCTGCACACCCTGCTGCACGATGCTACGCAGGAAGTCGCCCGCGTACATAGCCTTCAGAGCGACGGTCTCCGCGAGGTCCCCGGCCTTGGCGACCTTCGCCGCCGTCCACGCCGACACCTGACCCCACACCTGGGTCGTCAGGGCGACAAGGCTCATGGTGCCGGTGACCGTCTTCCAGGCGATAAAGCCGCCCACGACGGACTCCAAGATGACCTTGTTCTGCACAAGCGCACCGAAAAAGCTCCCCAGCACACCCCAGAACGGGGACGACACCACGCCGCCCAAGAAGTTCACCACGCCAGGGATCACCGTCGTGGACAGGAAGCCCCAAATGTCCATGACGTTATCCCTGACCGATAGGATAAAGTCGATAAGGCCCGAGTCCTCCTCGACCCCGAAGAAGTTCCCGTCGAAGTTGCCGTTGACCGCGAGGTCAAAGAACGACTGCACGCCGGGGACGAGCGTTCCGGTCACCCAGTTGTACAGGTCGAGGCCGGTGTCTTTGATCGTGGTGAGGGCGGTGATCACGGCGGAATCCGACGCCAACCCGAACAGGTTCCCATCGTAGGAGCCAGTGGTGACCAGCGTCCAGATCGACTCCAGCGCCGGGAACAGGCTCCCGTTAATCCAGCCGAAAGCGGCGGACGCGCCCTCAGCGACCACACCCATGAAGTCCGTCAGGGCGGGCTTGATGCGGTCCACAATCTCCATGCCGCCCGTGACGAGCGCGGCCTGGAGGTTGCCCCACGCGCCCTCAATCGTGCTGGTAGAAGTTGCCGCCTCCCGAGCCACGTCGGTGAAGCCCAGGTCCAGAATCGCCTGGTTGAATTCCTGGGCGGTGATCTCGCCCTTCGCCATCGCGTCACGGAAGTTCCCCGTGTACGCGCCATTCTTGAGCAGGGCCTCCTGGAGCTTGCCAGACGCGCCCGGAATCGCGTCGGCCAACTGGTTCCAGTTCTCGGTGGTCAGTTTTCCCTGACCAGCCGTCTGGGTCAACACCATACCAACCGACTTGAAAGTGTCGGCGTTGCCGCCCGCGACGGCGTTCAGGTTTCCCGCCGCCTCGGCCAACTGGTCGTAGCCTTCCACGCCGTTGGCGGCGAGCTGGGCCGTGATGTTCTGGATGTCGGAAAGCTCGTACACGGTGTCGTCCGCGTACTTCTTCGTACTAGCGGTCAGCTTCTCGATCTCGTCCGACGCGACACCAGCGAAGGACAACGTGTTCTTGAATTTGTCGGTTGCGTCGCTGGCCGCCAGCGCCTCCCTGGCGACGTCCGCGAAGCCCACCACGGCACCGATAGCGCCCATAGCGCCGAGGGCGAGAGCCCCGGCCTTGGCGGCACTCTTGAAAGCGCCACCAAGGCCGGACTCGATCTTCTTCTCAGCGGGCTTGGTGTCGACGTCGCCCAGCTCCTTGCGGACGGAATCGTTCAGGCCCTTCAGGGACGGCGCGATCTGAATCCACGCCGTGCCCAGGCTAAAGCCGTTTTCCGCCACAATCCGCTCCTAACTGTGCGCCGCGACCCACCGTCGCGCCATGTCTTCACGCCTCTGGGCTTCTTCCTCCGCCCGCTCGAACCAGCCAGGCTCAGGCGGGGCGACCGGCTTGGGCACGTCGCCCTTCTTGCCACCCAGGGACGTAATGATTATACCCTCCAGACGGTGGTTAGCGGCGAAGGTCGCCGCCACCTCGTCCGTCCAGGCCGCCGCCCCACCCATGCGTTTACGGAGCAGCGACCCGGAGGGCAGGTTGTCGATCAGAACCTTGACACGACGCAGCGACAGGCCCCCGGTGAAAACCTCCGTCAGGTCAAGGTTGTAGGTCATCTGGAAGTCGGCCTCCAGCACCTCCCAGTGGTCCTCCAGGAAGGTGGCGAGGCCTATCAGTTTCCCTGGCGCAGGGACTGGAAGACCGACTGGACAAATTCGACCACCTTGGAGTATCGGAGCTTGCCGGACTCCTCACGAAGGGCGGTCAGCGCGGCCTCGCGCTCGCCCTCGTCCGGGATAAGCAGCTCCAGCATGGGGCGGTAGTCGCCCTGCTCCATTGCCACCATTGCGTCGAAGTCGTCCACGTCGGTGGGGTCCACGTCCAGGGCAACGCCCATCACCTCGACGTGAACGGGCTGGGGCGCGCCAGTATCGCGCTTGGACTGAGCCTCACGGCGCGCCAGCTCAGCGGCGGAGGGGGCCTTGGTGGTCTTACGGGCGGTGGTGGTCTTGGTAGCCATGATGATCTGTTCTCCTAAAATAGGCTATCGGTTAATTTGTCTGTTCTCCAGGGGGTGTGATGCCCGCCCGCGCGCCGGGAGAACAGACACGGCGCGCGGGCGGGAGACCAGGGGTCAGACGACCTTCAGGCCCTCCTCATCGGTCAGGAGGACATAGCCGTCCAGGACCTCGAGGTTGTACTCGTACACGGTAAGCTCGCCAACCTTGTACAAGATATCGCTACGCTCGCCAAGCTCCAGGCGCTTGAACACGTAGCGACGCTGCTTGCCCGTAGACACGTCGAACAGGTCCGCAACGCCCACGAGGCCCTCGACCTTACGGGAGGTGGAGACCTCCATGCGGGTGATCGAGGACGTGCCCGCCGTGACCTTCTCGGTCTTCAGCACGCCCAGGTAACGCTTCAGGAGTTCCAGCTTGGACTCCAGGAGCGAGGCCTTGAACGTGGTCGAGGACTCGGACATGTACGTGCGGACAACGCCGTGGCCCTGGTGGCCTCGGACCTTGTCCACAGAGTCGGACATGCCAAGGCCCATGCCGTCCTCGGACAGCCAGCCCACGTCGATCATGCCCGCAGGCATAGCCGTGGTCAGGTTGGTGATGGTGGAAAGGTCGGTCCCGGCGGGACCGAGCCACAGCGTGTCCTTCTCGGACCCCGCCATGAACGCGAGATCAGCATTAGTCTTGCTCATGCTGCAACTCCTAACTTCGCAGTGACTTGGTACGTCGCCGTGTAGCGACGCATGTCCGTGTCGGGGTCGGGCAGCTCCGCCGGAGCGGGGGACTGCACGACGGCCACGGGGCCGTCCGCGCTCGGGAGAGCGTGGACAGCATCCCCTACGCGGCGGGCGAGTTCGCCCGCCCACCACGAGGTAGGCGCGTAGGAGTCGATGGTGATCTGGGCGGTGTAGAGCACCCGGTCATGCTGACCGGGGCCTCCCGTCGCCAGCACGAGGACGTAGGGATGCGGGTCCTCCTCGGTGGAGGGGCGCACGCCGCCCACCGAGGTGCCCGCCAACTCGCCCTCGAGACCCTGGACGATGCCAGGGGTGTTCAGGTAGTCGATCACCAGCTTCTGGAGATCGGGGAGTGGGTGGCTCATCGTTAGCCCCTTCCTACGGCGCGCTCCAGCACGTGGTCGCGCGCCTGATTCTTGCGGGCCTTGTACGTTTCCGGGAGGACGTAGGCGCGGGCACGGTCCTTACCGACGCGCACGCCCGAGGTGAAGCCCTCCCCGGCGCGAGCGGCGACCCCCGCCGCCTTCCTGGCGAGCAGGGCCTGCACCTCCGACCCCTTCAGTATGGCCTCCGCCGTCCGCTTGTTCGGCTTGAACCTAACGCTCACGCGGGGCCTCCTTCCGCAGCCTCAGATATACCCCCAGGGGGTACCCTACCAGGGAGCCGACCGGCTCCCACACGCCACCACGAAGACGCACACGGTCACCAGGCAGGACAGAGGCCGGGGCCTCGTCCCGATTATCCCAGTAGATCGTCACGTCCTCGCGCGTGCCGTAATCCTCGCCCGTGCCCTCGCGGTTCTCGGACTCCGTGGTGGCGACCAGGACCGGGGCCAGCGCGATCTCCTGAACGTCGTGCGTGCGGAAGGTGACCCCCAGGGGGTCGCGCTTCGGCTCCGCACGACGCAGCAGCGTCGCCTGTTCCTTCCAGGCATCCATGACGCTCACGGGCGACCCCCAAACAGGGTGTCAGCCGACCCGAAAAACGAGGCCGTAGCACCGTTTATGTCGTCCCGGTCCTGCCTCGTCAGGAACATATCCCCGCTCGGCGTTGACCACGACGTGGACATGGTGAAAGGCCCCGTCGTCTGGGTGACCTGGGAGGCATCCCCGGCCACGCCCGCCGGACGCTGGCGAAGCGCGCGGGCGACGACGCGGCACACGACCGCCACCCGCACCGACTCCGGCGCACCCTCCCAGCCCGCGCAGCGGTGCCGGATGAGGTCGCTCGCGTCCTCCAGGAGGACCTGAGCGCGCGCCGGGGCCGCGTCCACCACCCGAAGGTCCTCGGGCGTGAGACGGTCGCGCAGATCGTCAAGCGTGGCGAAGGCAAGGGCGGTCACGTCAGACCAGCTCCTCGTCGGTCTTCTTGCCGGACTTCTTGCCCGGCTTCTCGTCCCCGGCTTCAGCCTCGGGAGCGATCAGACCCAGGTCCTCCACGCGAGCCGCCAGCTCGCGGACCTCGCCCGCCAGCTTCTCGTCGGTGACCGTGGCCGACCCCTCGGTGAACTGGACGCTGCCCGAGGGCAGGACCAGAAGCAGCTCAGGGTAGATGGATGAGTAGATGTTCACGGTGTTCTCCTCGATGGTGGACCGGCGGGGGGGGGCGGGGCGCGCCGCGCGGCCCCCCGCCCCGGCCGCGCCGG